ATGATGAGAGATTTAATATAATAATGTTATATTACACGAAGATTTAATATAATAATGTTATATTACACGAAGATTTAATATAATAATGTTATATTACACGAAGATTTAATATAATAATGTTATATTACACGAAGATTTAATATAATAATGTTATATTACATTAAAAATTATTTATTTCATTTTTTTTTAGTTATGATGATGTTTATATTCCATTAATAATTTAGTATAATCGTATCCTTCAATTCTTGATAATTCTTTAACATTATCATTAACTAATTTAATAAAAATTTGTGTAGGTAAAGATTTAATACTATACAATTCTGTTATTTCACTATTTTTATCAGTATCAATATAACAAACTATTAATTCAGGCATTTCTTTAAGTGTTTCATCCTCTGATAATTTTTGTTTTAGTATTTTACATGGACCACACCAGGTTGCACCAAAATATAATAATATAACTTTATTATTTTTAATAATAAAATTATCTAAATCATCAATAGATTCTATTTCATACATTATTAATTAAATATGTTAATCTTTAAATAATTTATAATTCAGAATCAGAATCTTCCATAGAAGACATTAATGATTCGCTGCTATTACTTAATGATGAGTCTGAACTATTTGAGGACTCGGATGAACTATCAGTAATTATTTTACGTATATTTTTATCTTCCATTATATCAATAGATTTTCTATGAATTTTAACTTTACCACCACCTGAAGTTTCAGACGAAATATCATTTATAGATGAGCTACTTGAGCTACTTGAGCTATTTGAGCTACTTGAGCTACTTGAGCTACTTGAGCTACTTGAACCATTACCGCCATCTAATGTATTAATAACAGGTGTATCTGTTAAATAGGAAACATTTAAAATATTAGAACCACCGGATTGTAAATTTTTATTTAGATCATTAATAAATATTGAAGTATCAGTTTCCTCATGTTTATTTAATAATTTACGCCTACCAGATTGTGTATTAGTATTAATAAATACAGGTGTATCAGATAATTCTGAAACATTAAATAAATTAATACCACCGCCGGATTGTGTATTTAATGCTTTTTTTAAAACTAAATATTTAGTTTTATATTTTAAATATTTCTCATGAAAAGTTGTCATATATAATTACATAGAAATTTATATTTTATATTAAAAAAATCTATATATTAATAATGAAATCTAAACTTAAACATCAAGAAATAGAACAAACAAAATGCGCACCCAGTAAAAAATATGAGGATGGTTCATGTTTTCCTTTAGAAACATTACAAGAAATAGCAACAAATTATAACAAAAAAAATAAAGATAAAATTGATATAAAATTAGGGAAAGCAGAATTAGTTGAATCATTAAATGAAAAATTATCTGGAAAATGTTCCGAACAAACATGTTGGTTAAGATTAGACATTGCAAAAGCATTAGATGATGATATCAAGGATGATATTTTTAGACCTGAGGGGCCGTCTAAAAAATATGAATGGTTAAGCACAACGCATATCAATGATGTTGTGTCACAATATCATTCTGTATATGATAATTTTTATTTTTTAGGTGCAGTGCCTTTAGATTTTGATAAATTACCAGTATTAGGAATTAAAAATTTTGATTTTGAAGGAATGATAAAAGAAGGTAAAACTAAATTTGGAATAGTAATAAATCAAGATGAACATTGGAAATCTGGTTCTCACTGGGTAGGATTATTTTTAGATTTTGATAAAAATGGTATATATTATTTTGATTCTGTTGGAAGTTCTCCATTAAAATTAACAAGAAAATTTATAACAAGAATGGCAAAATTAATGTATTTGAGAAAATATAAAGAAGAATTACCAGTTAAAAATGTTCTCAAAATATTTAAATCTCTTAAAGATGCACCAGAATCTAAATTTGAAAGTATTATGAATGAAAAAAAATATCTTAAAAATCTAATTAATAATTTTGATATTAAATATAATAATATACAACATCAATTTAATAACTCTGAATGCGGAGTCTATTCTATTAATTTTATTGTTAATTTAGCTGGTGGTGCTGAGTTCGAGCATGTTATCAATAATATTACTAAAGATGAAGAAATGAATAAAAATAGGAAAATATTTTTTAGGAATGTTAATTAAAAAAATTGAAATTTTAACTGTATATTAATTTTATATAAATTAATATTAATTTAAAAAAATGGCTGCCATTAGTACAGGTGCTGTTGATGCGGGTGGTGTTGATGCGCATGGTGTTGATGCGCGTGGTGTTGATGCGGATGGTGATGTTCCCTCACATAAATTGCCTATCATGCTTTATTCCGATCCATATAACCCAAGGAAACTACGTTTCGAATGTATTCCTATAACGGAATCTGTTTCCGTTGTGTTGAATACAAAAACTCTTCAGGTACTTATTAAAATTCCACGTAATATAGTTACTAAAGGAAACGAGTTTGAACCAAAAATGTTTGATGTGGGAACAAGTGCAAAGGTTGTGAGGATTCCAGGCGCAGTCCGTTGCGAAACGTTAGTTCTCAAATTATATCCTGATATTGGAAATATGCAATTTGATATATATGTTTCTCTACTATACGTTGGTGAAGATACCGCGATTGAAGCAAGTAAGATTCTTTGCACCGAACGAGTTATTCAGGAACGACGGAATTATGACAAGCTTCAGGATGCCCTTTTAATTATGGAAGAAGCCATCAATAGCCCTCATTATTCAGGACTCAAAAATGTTACTTTGTTGGGTTTAGAAATCATGAGTGAGAATTACATTTCTGACGATTTGTCTGAAGAGAAAAAAGAAGAAGCTCGTCGTTTTCTCGAACATTGGGAAGAATACAAAGACCTTCGCAACGAAGAAGCAAAGTTGATACGCGGCGACGAATCACCAGGTTGGGGGCCTCGTGGTTTTTATGCTGATCCAAATAGCGTTTGGTAGTTTGCCTTTACAAATAATTTATTATTAGTAATGATGTATAACAAAACTTAATGAATGTGATAAATTATTAAAATCATATTCTCTTCCTTTATTATCTTTAAATATTATATCTAAATAATCTAAATCAAATGGTTCTTGAAATTTAAATTGTAAATCTGCAAGACCATTAAAATATAAAACACCGAAAGGATTATCGGAAAGGTTATTTAAATATAAATATACTTTATCATCAATTCTTAAGTCCCAAACATTATCGGAAATATAATTATTATTATTATTATATTGATTTGTGAAACCTAATATTTCTTTACTCATAACAGTATTAATAATATCAAAATTATTTTCAGATTCTATAATTATTTTTTGTTCGACATTTATAGATATTTTAATATCATTACTTAATAATTTATTATTTAATATAGATATTAATTCATCAATTGTATATTTACCATATGTAATATTAATACTATTAACATTATTATTTATTCTTAATGATAATGTATTATTATTTTTATTAATATTAAATCGTGGTTGTGGCAAAGAATAAGACATTAATTTAATTCCCATAACATTATCAATAGTTTTCTGGAAATTCCATCTATATGAGGATTTACTTTTTTCAAATATTTCTAATTGTGCATAATTTGAATTAAATAAATATTCATGTTTTGTAATTAATTGTTTTAATTCATTCTCTTTCATTTCTAATTCCTCTTTAAATTTAATTAAATCAGTATTATTTTTTAATTCATCAATTTCTTCATTGTTATTTCTAATTATTTCTTCTAATTCTTTAATTTTTAATATATATTCCTCATTATCTAATATATTTTTATTATTTATTGGTTGTTTCCTCATTGGTATAATATTATGTTGTTGTTCTTGTTGTTTTATTTGTTGTTGTTTCATTTGTTGTTCTTGTTTCATTTGTTGTTGTTTCGTTTGTTGTGCTTGTTCTTGCTGCCTTATTTGTTGTTGTTGTTTCATTTGTTGTTGTTTCATTTGTTCTTGTTGTTGTTCTTGTTCTTGCTGCCTTATTTGTTGTTGTTGTTCTTGTTGTTGCTGCCTTATTTGTTGTTGTTGTTCTTGTTGTTGCTGCCTTATTTGTTGTTGTTGTTCTTGTTGCTGCCTTATTTGTTGTTGTTGTTGTTTCATTTGTTCTTGTTTTAGTTGCATTTGGTTTGTTTGTCGTTTAGTTTGTTTTAATTGTTGTTCTTGAGGTTGTTGAGGTAAAGATTTAAAACTGTTATCACCAATATTTGTTTTTGGGAAATTTTCAGAAGTAAAATCTATTTTCTGCCCTGAGTTATTAATAG